CACCTATAACTCCAATCAATCCTGTAACTGACATTTTCATAAGTGTAATTACAGATTCATCTACAGGTCTATTTTCTTCTAGTGCTACAATATAATCTCCAATAATAATAGTACCCAATAAAATTAGAACACCAGTTGTAATTAATAATATTACTATATCTTTAAAATTTTTAATCATTATTTTTTCTTCTTTCTGGTAACTACTATTTTACCATCTTTTTCTACAACTTTCATACCAGCATTTTCAGTATGTTTTTTAAGTTGTTTATATTTTTCAGACGGTGTTAATTTTTTAGCCACAAGCCCTCATTCCTTTTTTGTAGCCCATTCTTTTAGCTACTTGTGGAGCTTTCTTTTTAAGAGCTCTTATTCCTTTACCTTTTTTACCAGCAGGAATTTTCTTTTTTGGTTTATTCATATTTTCTCCTATTTACGTTTTATTAAATCTGTTGCTTTAAGTCCGTAAACGCTCGCAATGACGCCCACGAAAATTGTCTGATACCAAAAAGGTAGTTGTGAAAAATAATCGAAGAATAATTTCATTTTTTCCATCGCACTTGGGTCTTCTGAAAATACTGCCCAACTTAACATAACAATTGGAGCCGACAATAATAATAAAATGAACTCGTCTTTCCAGTCCGAATTTCTTGATTCTAACAATTTGCCCTGGTAAGCTTCCTCACCTCGAGCCATTTTTTCAGCATGACGCATTTGTGCATCCGCCATTAACATTTTTGTCTTCTGACGGTTTTTAAAAATATGTGAGCCTGCTTGTGCGGCTAATTTAATAGCACTGAACCACATATTAGTACCACTTAGCGATTCTTACTTTTTCTGGCATTACTTTTTGTCCCTTTACTTTTTCAGACATGACTTCACCAGCTTTAGGAGTTGGTATTTCTACTCCACCAGTTGGGTATTCTGCCTTAACTTTGCCGCCTTTAGGCATAGGAACTTTTTTTTCTAATTTATCAAACTTATTCATTTTTTTCTCCTAGTTTTACTCTTTCCAGCTTCAGAAAGAGCGATTGCTATTGCTTGTTTTCTACTTTTAACAGGTTTTTTAGATTTTCCAATCGGTAATTTACCTTTTTTAAACTCTCTCATGACTTTTGCTATCTTTTTTTCTGCTTTTTTCATAATTAATTGTTTTGATTCTTTAAAGCGTGTTGTAAAACAGTTTTTTCAATAGATGTATCAGCTCTTAAATTAGCTAATTCTTCATTTTGATCTAATTTTTGTTGATCTGTCATTTGATTCATCATTGCTTTCATCTTATCGAGGTTGATTCTCTCTTCATCTTGCTCTTTTCTTCTATTATTTTCAGCAGCTCTGATGTCAAGTTCTCTTGCTTTTAGTTTTGCAATAGGATCATTACCAAAATCACCATTAATTTTCTTTTCTTCTTGTAAAAATTCATCCATCATCTCTGCAACAAGTACAGCTTTTCTAGATTCAATCTTCATATTTAATTGCATAACCATTTGTTGCATTTGTGGGTTCTGCATCGCTTGTGGATTTTGTTGCATCGCTTGTAATTGAGTTATTTCTTTTACAAATTCCATTTCAACTTGTTCTAAAGCCATTAAACTAATATGCTCAAAGATATTTTTTTGAAGTGTAGCTCCTATTACTGGATTATTTTTTGCAATGTTAGTAGACATGAAATTTATATGAGCTGTAATATGAGCTCTATGGTCTTGTCCTTTAAACGCTTGAAAAGGTATGCTACTTAATGCATCAATATGTTCTAGTGATGGATCTTTAGGCATTGGTTGAGGTGGTTTCTTTAAAATCAAATCAATATTTTTTACACCCAATGCTTCATACATATTTCTATATGCAGCATATAAATTATGAATTTGTGGATTAGATTGAGCTAATTGTAATTCCGTTTGAGCTAAAGATATTCTTTGAGTTTGAGAAAATATATTTGGATCTGCAACTGGTAAGATATCTATTTTGTCATCAAAGTCTGCTTGTTTAATTACTCTTTGACCACCTACAACATCGTATGGATATTCTTGAGGTAGATAAAGTTTAAATACTCTTGATAACAATTTAAATTCATTTTTAAGTGATACGTATAATCTTTTATGAATCGCACTCATGGTTCTTGATCCACGTTCAAGCAATGCAACTGTCGTTCCCACTGCAGCTTGTTGATTTCCCTCACCTACTTGCATGTCAGCTATAGATGCAAAACGCTGACCAGCTTGTACAACGACACCCATAAGTTGAAGAAGTGTTGCACTTGGCTCTTTAAATGGAAGAGTCATAAAAGCATCTCTTATGTTTCCACCAGGAGCGTCTACATCCCTGAATTCACCAGGTTGTATAGATTGTGCATCATCTCTAATTCTAATTCCTCTTTGCTTAAATCCAGCAGGTAAATTTGATAAAGTTCCTGCATCCAATAAAGATCTTAAAGCTGATGTTGCTGTTCTTGATAATCCACCGATCATATGAATTAAACCAAATCCATAAAATCCTAAACCAGGTAAAAATTTGAAATGTACAAAATAAGAAATTTTTTTCTTTTTGTTGTCACCTATCTCATAATTTCTTCTGATAGATAAAATCTGTCGAGAGTTTTCTTCGATCGTTACAATATAAGGTAATTTAATACCAGTGATTTCCCCATCGGGTCCTCGATCTTCAAAACCCTCGATGTCTAAGTTAACATGACATTCAAGTAAGGTAAAGATATCTTCGTTCTTACCTGTTTGTCTCATGCCTTCTAACTCATGTTCTTTTTTATCAACATCAGATTCATTTTCATAACCTGGAGTTAAATCTATATCTCTATAAAATCCTCCGACTTGTTGTTTTCTTAAATCATTTCCAGAAGTTTTAATTCGATGAATAATTGATTCCGCATCATCTAATGAGGTAGCTGCATACGGAACAATTAAATCATCTGCTGGAACAAACTTAGATACAGCTCGTCCCAATAATTCATCATAATAAACTTTTTTAAATGCAGAACCTGATAGTGGTAAATAAAATAACATTTGATCAAACTCAGTTTCATATTCCGGCATTTGATCCATTAATTGATAATTCATAAATTCTTTTACTCGTTCTGCTTGAGAAGTTTTTTGAGGAGATGGAGCTCCAACAGTTTGAGTTCTTACAGGTCCTTGAGCCGGGAGCAATTCTTTATAAGCCAAAGATTGAAATTGAGTAACCGCTTCTGCTAATACGGGGTGTGTTGCACCACTTGCTCCTTGAAAAGGTTCTGATTTTTGTTCATACTTAAATCCCAAAAGATCTAAGCCTTTAGTATAAGCTTGTTCCCAATCTTTTCTTGAAGATTTATAATCTGAATAATTAGCAAATAATTCTGAACCAAGAGGCATCAAAATTTCCTCTGGTAATAACTCAGCTAGGTTGTCGTAGTGTCCTTCAGTTTGAGCCTGGTTGAAGGCTCCTGGTTCAAAATTAATTTCTACTCCACCATCTTCAGTGGGTGTAATTTCTGTTTCACCTTGATTAGGTAATTCCTCTTGTAATTCAATATTCTCTTCAGCCGCTGCTTCTGGGCCTTCTATTTCAACTTCTTTTCTAACTTCGTTTGGAAGTGCTTTGTCTATTTCTGCCATTAATTTTCTCCAGTTTTACATCTTTAACAGTATTATACTCAACATTCAAGCCTTGAGATTGTGGCCCTGATTTTGGTGGTACAGTTGTTGTAAGTTTTTTATACTTACTTGGGTGTTTAAATACAAATGTCATTTACCAGTAATAAGTTTTGTTTTTTCTTGGAAGCTCCTCATCTTTATAGTCTTCTGGGTGAATAATCAACCCCCCTTGTCTAAATCTCATTAATGCCTGAGTTGTACTATCAACCAAGTCATCATGATCTCCAAATGGGAATGAAGCACACTCTTCAATTACTTCTTGAGCAAACTCTCTTTGTTTAGGAGCCCAAACCATACCGGACTCAAACAGTGGGGCTACAGAATTTACACGGCTGTGTTTGTCGTTACCTTTGGATGGAGTGAAATTAACGACGGGTATCCCCATCTGTCTGAGTTCGTATGTTAGTGGAAGACCAGATGCCTTGGCTTCGACTAAAACTGTTTCGGGTTGCCAGTAATCATATTGTTCTTTTGCAAGACGTCTTAGATCAGGAAACTCTAAACGTTCCTTAATTGCATCAAGTAAAATTATATGTTGTGGATCTCCTTCATTCTCTGCAAAAATTCCCCAAGTTGTAATTGCCGAATAGTCAGCAGTTTCTTTTTTTAAAAATGCAGTATCATAACTTTGAATGACATGAAGTAATGGAGGCATATAATCTTTATCCCAATCTTTCCACCATTCTCTTTTTAACAAAGCACCTTCTTCTGCAGTTGGGTTTTGCATATATTGTGCATTCCATTTTGCAATACCAGCAGATGCTTTTACTTTTTCTAATTCTTCTAACTTCCAATATTCTGGCCATACAGGTTTTCCTGTTGGCATAATTGCAGGAAACTCAATTACTTCCCATTGATCTGCTTTATCTTCTTTTGCTCCAGCATTTACAAGTTGTGCTGTTAAATCTTTTGTTGACCATCTTGTCATTACAACTACAATTGCTCCACCTGGTTGAAGACGTTGTCTTGGTCCTGATGTATACCATTCATATGCATTATCAAATGCAGTAGGTGAATTTACATCTTGCTCAGAATGTGGATCGTCAATAATTAATAAATCAGCACCCCTCCCGGTCACTGCACCCTGGACACCAACAGCAAAGTATTCTCCACCTCCATTCGTTTCCCAACGGCCCGCGGCTTTTGAATCTTCTCTGAGTCTTGTTTTAAATAAGTCTTGATATTCTTGTGAGTCAATTAATGTTTTGGCTTTTCTACCAAAACGAATTGCAAGTTCTGCTGTGTGAGTTGCTTGAATAATTTTTAAATTTGGTCTGTTACCAATCATCCAAGCGGGTAAAAAATAAGAAGCAAATTCTGATTTAGTATGCCTAGGTGGCATATTAATAATTAATCTTTTACATTCTCCTTTTCTGATTCTATTAAATGCATTTGAAATTTCTTTATGATGGTACCCTTCGATAAATTCAGGCCAAGTATATTTTACAAAAGATAGAAAATCAGTTCTATATTTTTCTTGAGTAGATTTTTTTACTCTAGTTAAAATATCTAATTTTAATTGTCTTCTAACTTTCGGATCTGCAATTGCATTTATTTTTTCTAAACTAAGCATAATTTTTAATTATGGTACCAAAAAGTATTTAGCAGGAATCTCTCTGTAAATCAAACACTATAGAACATATACTAGGTACCATATTTAGAAAATCTACCCCTCCCCCCTCTTAAAAAGTTCGACTTTTGAGTTTGGTCTGGTACCTCTATGGGTGGGACCCGCCCACATGCACTCCCCATGACCTGCGACACTTTGTCACACCCCGCACTACTGGGGTGTGACGTTATGACATATTGACTAGTCTATGCAATCCTTACAGTAGCCTTGCTTCCATGACCACCAATCTAATCGCACGACTTTGCTACACCCACGACAAGTGTTCGTTTGTTCGCACCACTCATGTGCCTTGATCCTGGCTTCTTTTTTAGAGAAGCCCTGACCAATAAACTCTTCTTTCTTTTGATCAACTACTAGTCCCATGATTAGGTAATCCTCCAAACATTGACATCACACCACCAAACAAAATCAATACTCCAAGTGTTTGATGATCTGAATGTATAAAAGTTATTAGACCTAACATAGCTAACACAAAGCCAGTTAATATCATTATTAATCGCATTACACTTTCCATTATTTACTTTCCTCACTAAATGGAAATGATAATTGAGAGTAATTAAAGTTTTCATCACTCTTAACTACTTCTTTTTTATCAAGCTCTTTGTCCCATTGTTCAGTAATACGAGCTTTACTATCTTCCATATCTTTTTTAACTAACCTCAATATCTCATCTAGCGTATTCGCTATTCTGATTAATGGGTTAATTGATCTGTCGTTTATGTTGTTATCATCTGTCATTTTATTCCTTTCTGTTATGGGATAATAATTACATTATCCCATAACCATTGTCAAGTGTTTAGTTTTCTTTTTTTAAATTAGGTAAAGCTGTTAAATCTTGGTTCCAACTTAACCCAATCTTCTCACTTATTTTATTTAAAGAAATAGCCAGACTATCTGGTGTTCCTGCTTCCATAACAGTATCAATCGCTTTCTCTTCAAGTTCTTTTAACTGTTTAAGTTTAGCACCCTCTGGTCTTCTCTCTATTTCTTTTTCAGCTTGATTTGAAGCCCAAGTTCTTAATTGCTCTTCACAATCAGATAATGACAATTTATTATCACTATCATAACCATAGCTTCTTTCACTTTTTCGTCTGAAGCTATAATCAAGTTCAGCGTCTTTAGGTTTTTTCTGTTCAAAAAAAGTTAGAGCTGTTGCCCTAGCGTCTTCTAACATTTTTTCAGCTTGTCTAAATTTATTGATGATTTTATCAGCACCAATTTTTTTAGATAACTTTGCAACAGCAATATCTGTTGCTTTTGTTTTAAACTGTTTTACCAACAGTTCTTGGTCTTCTATCAGTGGTCTAAATTGTCTTCTCACTTTATTTTGAAAGTGCTCCAACTGATATTTTGTCATTGCTTTTGTCATAACTTTATCCTCCATTTGTTAAGTTATGAAATCAAAATACATTATCATCAACACTTGTGTAGATGACAAAACGTCGCACTTTTTATTTTTTTAAATGGGTGGGGCCCGCCCACATGCTCTTCTCTGGGTGCGACAACTTTATCCAGGTGTTGCCTTATTCTTGCCATAGTTATAGGATAATGTGGGATTATGAATAAAGTTAGAAAAATAATAAAGATCTTAGCTAGAAAAGCTGAAGGTTTAGGTCGTAAAGAAAAAATTCAAGAAATGAATAAAGGTCTTACGGCTCTAGCTTTAGTTTGGTTGAGACAAAAAAGAGATCATGGTATGCCATTACTTGGATTTAACTATGATGATATTTTAAATGTTGAAAAATTACTGAAAAGAGCTTCAGTAAGAAGATAAACTATTGACCAGGGCCCGCAAGGGCCCTGGTTTTTTTGAGCCGTTTTTTTTGGGTGGGGCCCGCCCACACGCACTCACCATGGGTGTGACAATCTGCGCATTGATCTAATTATTGATTATGTTAAATTGAGTTTATGAGTACTAAGTTAAGTTAAACTACCTCTAGATACCATATGACCTCGTTCGAGTAGTTTCCGGTCGTTAAACTTGTCAACTACTCAAAGCCGGTTCCAGTAAGGCAAAAAGTACGAGATGCCTGTCATGGTGGTACTACCGGCTAAGGTGATACAGTAATCCTACCGTTGCTAGCGTAACGGTTGAAATACTAGATGATGGCGGATAGT